TACACGGTCGTCATGAGGAGAACCATGGGTTGTGCCATTGTCGTCACGGACAAAGGTCTTGAGTTCGGCAATGGTATATTCGCATTTAAGATACAATGCACCATCTCTTAAGTTTGCGTTTAATTCGTCTATGGCCAGTGGCTTTGACAAGGTTGTTGTGCGCCAACCCAGCTTTTCAGTGGCTTCAGCATGTCTTATATTTAATTGACGCTGTCTATAAATGTTAATATAATTAGCTTTATTTAAAGATGTTAAAGTTGTTAAACCGTGGTTATTGGACTCAACACCTATTAAAGCTTCATTATAAAAGAAGCCAAGAGAATAAAGAACCTCTTCACCAAATTTATCTGGGTCAATATGTCCATGCCAGTGGGCTACTACAATACCAGACTTAGCATCAATAACATGAGCGGAACTATAGTCACCTCGGGCCAATCCTTCGGCCACGTCGGCCCCAATAACGTATCTAGCCCCAGCCTGTGGTAAGGCCCACACGGAGAGTGGTCCTCCAGAGGACTCAAACATAAAAGAGTTTCGAACATCAGATAATTTTTTATTAAAACCTTTCTTAGGAGTTTCTATTTCAAATTTATTTATTGCGTCAATATCAAATACTGGACGGCCAGAACGGATAAAGGCTTCTTCAGGATTTGATGGGTACTCTTGGTGCAGCTGCCATACGGGTAGTTCTGCGGCTTGAGCATCATACCAAGCTTGGTCACGTCCTGATGCCGACCATGGGAAAAAGATACCACGGAAACGGTTGGTTCCAGTCTGTGAACCATGCCATAAAGTAAAGAATATATTTCCTTCACCCTTGGCAGTAGATAGACAGATAACACGACCACCTACGTCAGCAATAGGTTCAATAGAAGCCCATGCCTCTTCAGGGTTTGGCAAGAATGCCATTTCGTCAATGATTGCTAGGTAAACGGATTCACCACGAGCAGGCTCATTGGCTGATGGCATTGACTCTATTACAGAATCGTTACCAAATGACATCTTTAAAACGTTATTTTGTAACAGCTCTGGACCAGAAAGCCTCATCCAATCTGGCAAGAACTTATAAATATATTTAGCTTTTTGCAGTAGCTTTGTAGCTTCACGTTCAGTTTTGGATAACATAACAATGAAGCGGTCTGGCCAAAAGAAGGCTAACCAGAATGCATATGCTGCAGCCAGTGTGGAGAATCCAATCTGACGTGCTTTAAGCACTATGCTATATCTTTCACCTAACCAAACTTTAACAGTTTCTTTTTGCGCATCCCTTAAAACAAAAGGAATACGTCCTTGGTTTGGATGTTTAATATAAGCATAGTTTTCACAGAAGAATGCGAATGCTTCCGTTAATTCTGCTGGTGTTGCGTTCTCTGGACCACGGCATTTTCTAAAGTTGTACTCATTAAGGAGTTCATCCAAGTTCACGCCAAAACTCCAATCCTGAATATCTTCTTATCGTTTCTGGCAGGAGCACGTCTTCTGGTCTACGGGAGATTTTTTGTACTGCGGGGCGAATCGTGTGTAGGTGCTTAATGCCTGTGAGACTGTTTTCGGAGATACCTGAGACATCTTTAACATTCTCAAATTCATGATTGTAGTTCTCAATTTCCAAGAAAGCATAGATTTTTTCTATCTCCTTTTTGGGGTTGTTAACAAAATCATCGTAATCTACAAAGTGAAACATGTGACGATATCCTGCAATAACCGCCTGCTTCATAAACTTTAAACTTAAAAAAACATCTCTGTCATGACGCATCAAGAAATCAGCTCTTCTATCTGCTAATGGTTTATCTGGTAATGTTTGAGCTAATACTTGTTCATCCATTTGATTATTCTTAGAATCAGGGTGAGCATTGATGATTGTGTCAAAAGAAACAATGACATCTAGTACATTTCTTACTGGGCAAATTATCTTTATATTCTGCGTTATATATTTATAAATTAAATCCATACCCAATGGATTGGGCCAGTTTAAATTCTTATCAATAATATATTTGGCTTGCTGGTCTGCATAAAAAGAATGTGGAATTGTTGCAATAATATTATCCATTGCGGCAGTTCTTGGGTAGTCAATATATTCAAGTTCATTATAATTTTCTAACTGTCTGTTCATTATCTTGAATAATGGACTTGCCGGCGAAACCCATATATCTGGATTTTGATTTAATATTTGACTTAATATAGTTGCACCAGAACGTTGCATTCCAGCTAAGAAAAAAAATTCCTTCGTCATTTGTTTATCCTTCGTTAGTTATATTGCATCTTTATCCAGTTAGTACCATCATACACCAAAGTTGCCCAAGCGCCACCATTGGCTCCAAGTATTGAGGTTCCTGCAGAACCACCGCCAGCTGGAACAACATTGCTTGATGCCGAATCCAATGCTTGGTTTTGATAGTTTTGGAATGTTACTGCGCGACCCGTATGAGTACTACCTGATGGTAAAGTAACTACACATGTTGAACCTGACTTGTTGTTAATAACCCAGTTCTCAGTATCAGCTAATGAAAAGTCTGCAGTTTTTGTAACTGGTGCAGTTGTTTGTAAATATTTATCAATTTTAGTGCGACCACTATCAACATAAAATCCAGCACCAGGAACTCTAAATGTTGTAACGTTTGCATCTCCAATAGTTACTTCATTATTAACTGTTGCAGATGATGCGGCTGCGTTTTGACCAATAATTGTGTTATTAGAACCTGTAGTAAGGTCATTAGTTCCACTGTTTCCAGCAAAAGTGCCAATTAAGGTGTTGCCAGTGCCAGTTGTAATGTCTTTACCAGCTTCTCTACCAATTGCAGTGTTGCCACCACTTGTAGAAGAATATAGTGCTTGGCTGCCAATTGCAGTGCTACCATTACCAGTATTATTATACAATGCTTCGTTACCGATTCCAACGTTAGCTGAACCAGTTACGTTAGCTTGTAATGTATTGACTCCAATTGCAATGTCACCAGAAGTAGTAGTAATACTCTTTAATGCATTTTGTCCAATAGCAATGTTAGTATTGCCAGTAGTCAAGTCCTGCAATGTATACTGGCCAATTGCTACGTTGTGGTCACCAGTAACAGTTGATGTATAAAAGTATCCACCAAACATTGCTCGTTCACCGATAGCAATATTATTATCACCGTTATTGTTATAACCAGAGTAAGAACCAATGAAAGTATTCTTAGTTCCAGTGGTCATATAGAATCCGCAGTTTTCACCAATTGCAGTGTTCTTATCGCCATTAGTTAAACCAAGTGAATAGTGACCAATTGCCATGTTACGGTTACCAGTTGTAAGACTACCAACATAGAATTGGCTACCACCCAATGCACGGAAACCAAGTGCTACGTTTCTTGAACCAGTTGTAACATCACGCAATGCTTGAATACCAAGAGCATAGTTAGCATCTCCTGTTGTTAAATCTTGCATTGCTTGTGCGCCGATTGCAACGTTAAGTCCTGCTCCCGTTGGTGCGGTTGCATTCATTGCCAAAGAACCAGCTGCCATGTTGTAGCCAGTCATGCCCGTATAGTTGATGTAACCAGTTGTTTGGTAAACTTCCCAACCTAATCCCGTTGGGCCAGTCGGTCCGGTGGCTCCAGTGGGTCCAACTTGCGTATAAGTTACTTGAGTTGCAGTAAATATTACTGAAGGAATTGCAGGTGCAGGAGACGCTGCAGCATTGTACTCAAGACGGATATTTGTATTAGTTGTCTGCCAGAATAATTCAATATAATCACTAGCAGCAAGTTCAAGAACCAAGTTTACAGTCATGAGTGCATGACCATCTACTCCACCGTGTGACTCAACAACGCTTAACTTTGTATCGCTGTCTGCAATGTTTGTTCCATTTTTCTTAAACCAAACGTTGGCATCTTCAATTTGGTTATGCGAGCTTGCAAACTGAATAGAGAATGTTAAAGAATAAACTCCAGCATAAGTGAAGTTAATTCTACTGTTGTTTGAAAGAGTAACGTTGACATTGTCTGGGTCAGAGTTATTGAAGGTTATTGCATAAGCTGTGTTTGCTGCGGCGGCTGTTTGGTCTTGCGTTGACCAGAATGAACCCCAGTTAGCAATTGTTCCACCAAGACCAGTAGGACCTTGTGCTCCTGTCGGTCCCGTGTAACCCGTCGGACCCGTGTAGCCTGTGGGACCCGTCACAGTTGATGCAGCTCCCGTGGGTCCCGTTGGGCCCGTATAACCCGTCGGACCCGTATAGCCCGTCGGTCCTGTCACGGTTGATGCAGCTCCAGTGGCTCCCGTCGGGCCAGTGGGACCTTGGTCACCAGTGGGGCCCGTGGGTCCTACTGCACCCGTGGCACCTGTCGGGCCTTGCGCACCAGTGGCTCCCGTCGGGCCAGTGGGACCTTGGTCACCAGTGGGGCCCGTGGGTCCTGTCACAGTGGAGGCTGCTCCAGTGGCTCCCGTCGGGCCAGTCGGGCCCGTTGAACCCGTGGGGCCTGTGGGGCCCGTCACGGTAGTTGTTGTTAAGTTCCAGGCACCGATGCTAGATGAGTATGTCCAGCTTGCATCACCAGATGCAAATACCTGACCGTCAACTGGTGAGGATGGGAAATTAATTGCCATTGTTTAATCCTTTTCTAAAGATATCTAGCTTCAAATGAACGAACTGGTTTAACACTATAAAGTGCATATTTATCTGAGTAACCATAATTGGCATAAGTATAATCTGTCATCAGCATATTTCCTGCTTGAAAAGAACTGTAGTCAGTAGAGCTCCAATAATTACCAGATGTTCCAGGAGGTTGAGGTGGTCCATATAATATTACTTCAAATATATTTCCATAATCTATTACTTGCCATTGCAACATTTTTAATTCTTCTGCTGAAGGCAAAAACCAATCAGAATAAGTATTCAAGGTTAAATCTAAAGCTTTTGATACAGCAATTGGTCTTGATGCACATGCGCTATAATAACATTGAGAATCGTATAAACCATAACCAATAGCTGGATTAGATGTTGGACATGGTGGTGGACCACTGGTTTGATAGCAACCAAATGTATATACTGGGTCATAACTTCCACCATCCCATGTTTGTGGCGCGCATTCATAATATAAATCAGTTGTATTAGATAATGTCGTGGACCCAGGAGGGGGAGTGGTTATTGAAGTTGTTGGCAGCATGTAAATAATTCCACCACCTGGACCAACATCACCAACCTGATAGCGATATCCCGCAGAAACAAAACCTAAACCAAACATTATGAAATCAAGTCTCCAGTAATCAAGTAAGTGTTTGATGCTAAACAAATTACTGTTGCACAAGAATACTGTGTTCTAAACTTCAGACCAGGTGTTGCATATAATGTTGTTCCTGATGCAGATATTGTTACTTGTCCTGCGCCAAGTTGAGATAAGTCAACTCTTTGTCCAGCTGATAATCCAGTTGAAGTGTTTATTGTCAAGGTAATTGCTGATGCATTGTTTAATGTTACTAACTTACCAACATCACCTGAGACTAAAGAATACGTTGTGCCTGTTTGAGTGTTAATTGTTTGAGTTGTTCCAAATCCACCGGTGGGTCCAGTGTAACCCGTGGGGCCCGTGACAGTACTAGCTGCTCCAGTGGGTCCGGTTGGTCCGGTGTAACCAGTGGGACCCGTGTAACCTGTGGGTCCTGTGTAGCCTGTGGGGCCCGTGTAACCTGTGGGGCCCATAGGGCCTGTGGGTCCTGTGAAACCTGTAGGGCCTAAGTTTGCCTCACCGTATTCAACCCACTGTGAACCATCTACGTCAGTGTACCAAACATAGTTTCTACCGTTAGTAGAGTTATACCAAATATCACCAGTTGTTGGACCTGTCGGTGCAGTATCAGAAATTGTAGCTCTTCCTGATTCTCCAGTCGGTCCCGTGGGGCCAGTGTAGCCCGTGGGACCCGTCACGGTGGAAGCAGCACCTGTTGGGCCCGTCGGGCCAGTGGGGCCAACTGCACCAGTGGGGCCAGTCGGGCCTGATGCAC